TAGATCTCCTCCTTCGACTTGCCGGCCTTGCGATGGTGGACAACCACCTCGGGCTCCGAGACAAACACCGCGGCGGCGAAGTCCTTGCCCAGCCTCGACTTCTTAGCGCCCTCCTGGATGCAGCGCTCGATGTTGTCGGATGGCATGACCATACCGCCCTCGGTCTCAGACCAGTAAAGGCCGGCCTCCCATTCGAGACGGTCGCGCTCCTGGTGGTCGTGAATGGTCATCTTCTTGGAGCCCTTGGCGGTGATCTTCTTGATTGCCACCGTGTATGGGTTGGTCGGATCTGCCATCAGACCGTTGTGCATGATAAGGGGCCGCAGCCCGGTGAGTTTGACTTTGATTTGCTTCATGTTGTTTTGCTTTGGTTGCCTTGGTTGTTACTGACGAAAATGTCCGGTGATACCGCCCACCGGCAGGCGTTTAGCCTTGCCGCGCCGCGCCGTGCCATGCCGCGCCTCGCCGGACCTAGCCGTGCCCAGCCTCTCCTCGAAAAATTGTCCCAGTTGCCGTACTGGGTGACGTGTTGCCTCGCCTGGCCACGCCCAGCCCGGCCTCGCCAGTCCTCTGCGCGTCTAGCCTTGAAAATCATTTGATCGCCTTCTGCACGCGGCGCCAGTAAGCCACCGTCGCCTGCTTCCGGTCCCCGGTGGGACCCCCATTCCAGATCCTGGCCTGCTGCTCGGTGGTCTTGCCGCGGCCGTAGTGCCGCAGGTAGGCCTCGCACACAGCCCGGGCTGCCACGCGGTTGGTCATCTCAGAGTGCCGGTAGTTGCTCCCGGTGATCCGGTTCACATCCAGGACCACACCGCGGTGGATCTGTAGGGGCCCTAGGGCGCGTCCGTTGTCGCCGATGGCCTGATCGTTGCCGGCAGACTCTACGATCATCAGGGCGGTGATTAAGTTGTTAAGGTTCATTGCTGTGCTGTTGCTGTGGGTTGCTATGTTGCGCGTTGGCCAGTCGCGCCCCTGGTTGGATGGTATTCGCCCCATCCGGGCGTAAAGTGTCTAACCCGATCAGACCACAGAGTTTCTCTTATCCCATCCAGCCTGAGCCACCCGCCGGAACTCACGGTTGGCTGAGTCCTGAAGATCAATGCTTAGGTGTTTGATGGACTTTTGGAACTTGCCGAAGAGCAGCTCGAAGTGCTTGGGGCTTTTGATCTCTCGGGCCTGCTTCATCAGCTTCATCGTCGGGTTCATGTTTTGCTTTGGTTTGCTGTTGTTGCTTTCGACGTGATCAAGATGGCCTATGCCTCGACTTCCGTCTACAGAGAAAACTGTTTTTCTGTAGATTTGAGAGAAAACCCAATGTTTATGCGGGTGAAACAGGGGTCAAATCCCTTTGAGATCCACCAGACTCAGGGTCAGGTACTTCTGGTCGTTGGTGGTGGCGTCGAAGTAGCTGGCGATCACCTGGGTCTCCCGTTCCGAGTAGCTGCGGTAGGGCTTCACCCGGGTGGCCGGCACCGCGGGAAACTCTGTCGGCTGGCCGTTCTCAGTCTGCCAGTTGCCCGAGGTGAAGCCGAACCGCCGGCACCAGGTCTGAAGGTTCTGGGGAGGCACAAACCAGTAATCGGTGCCGAAACTGTCCTGGCCTTGGAAGCATTGGACGCCGTAGCCAGTCAGAAGATCGTAGCCGGCTTGGTCGGTGTACCAAGCGTCCTCGTCAAAGTCTGGCTCGTAGCCGGTGCCAAAGAAGCTGGGTAGCCCAGGGGCCTTGTCCATGGTGCAGAGGCAGTCGGAGCGGGTCCACGAATCAAGGCGCCATTGCAGCAGGTTCCAGAGCCAGGCGCTCTTGGGGATCTTGTGGAAGAATGGGCCGCTGCCGGGGCCTCCGTTTAAGACAAGTCTGGGGACGTAAGGTATCGCAAAGGTGTTGTTTATGGCTCCCGTTTGATCGAACTTTATTGATGTAAGTGAATCGCCATAGCTAGATGGTGCACCCACTTGTGGCAGCGGAACTGTAGACGCAAACTGAGCACCTCGTTGATCCTTGAATATATCATCCACACCAACCTGAACTGTAGTGACAAAGGATGAGTTTGGGCCTTCAGGTCTGACAGCGTATTTCGGCGTTTTGTTTGGGCTGCCTGGGATCCGCACCGAGGCATCGACGCCATTTGGTCCACCCCATTTGTTGACCCAAAAATCAGCCTCGAATCCAAAGTTTGACCCATAATCAGGATTGCCATGGACGGCTCGCATCAACTCGTTGTCGTAGTTGCCGGATGAGAATCCCCATGGTCCTCCTGGTGGGATAAAAGCCGTGTTGATGGCTCCCTGAAACAGAAGCGACGAGGTTGGCATCGTGGCCCCGATTTTGGTCGGAAATAGGTTTTGCCATGGAATACCAGGAGAAGTTCCCCCTGCATTCCTAGAAGGCCCAATCAGAACCGTCTTGTCGCTTGAGGAAAAGTAGAAGTTCTGCCAGGCGCCCACACCGAACCCAGGGTCATGGTTCCTGATGTAAAGCTGGCCTGAGGTGGCGTAGGCCTCGTAGTCGATAAGGAGATTTCCGTCTACTCCGACAGGGTTTCCAACGCTGCACGCAAGGCCCTGAGGTGTCAGCCTAAGCAGGCCGATGCGGTCCTCGGTAATGTCGTGTACGTCGTCGTAATTGTTCAGGAATCCCTGCTCAACAGCCAGTCGGCGCCGGACATCAATCACCTTGTCGAAGATGGTTGCCTCGTTGCCTGGAGACCAGAATGCATCCTGGCTGCTTGAATTGGGGTAAACCGTTGAAAACGTCCTTGGAGTGGTGGTGATCTCCCAATGCATATCACCTCCCTGATTGAAGATGTTGCAATCAATGGGTGTGATCAGAAAGTTTCCACGCCTGCTGGTTAGTGTGATGCTGGTTGGGTTTTGCACCACGGTGATGCCGAGAGCCTCTAGTCTCTGGACCAGGCTGCCAACACCGGGAAAGTTTACCTCGTAGATTTCAGCGGTCGGATTTAAGACGTTTGGGTTGATGGTGTATCTCACCTGAGCACGTCCCCAGGTAAACACCAGGTCGCCGAGTTGCTGCCTAAAGTCCCCTGGGTCGGCATAGGTGCCTGGGTAGACCTGTCGCACGTCGTGATGAACATCCGGGTCGATCTGGGCATCCATGGTGTGCATCCAGTCGAACATGATGAACGGGTTGGCCACATTGTTGGCCTGGGCCGACCGTTCCAAGGCCAGGAAGTCTGATGTGTTGGCGCCCTGCCAGCTCGGCGGTCCCTCGGCAAAGAAGGGTACGTCCCCCGGGAAGTACGGAAAGAAATGGTAGCAGAACCCACCGTTAGGCCAGCGCGTGGCCCAGGTGCCATCTTGGCGGCGTCGGAAGGCTCGGACGGCTCCAGGACCCACATACTGCCTGTCGGCGCTGCCATCGGGCAACTGAAGCAGCACCTGCACGGTCGAGGTGCCGCAGTTGTGGACGCGCCAGCAGTCGTAGCGCTGGTAGGTGTTCAGGATCCGGAAGTCGGTCAGGCCCTCGATGGCGATCTCGGCCACCGCCAGCCTGTGCTTGTGGATCCGCCCAGGAGGAAGGGTGGGGTCGGAAGGCCCGAGGCTGCCGCGGACGTAGGACGTGAGCCCGGATCCGGCCTGTGGATCCCAGCCGAGGTGCACATCGTACTCGATGCCGGCCACCTCACGGCGCAACAGCTCGAAGCTGTAGTGGATCTTGCCGACGTCGCAGGTAAACGGATCTCCCGTGGTGCTGTGGTGGTCGACGTAGACCTGGCCGCCGGCCACATCCAGGTGCTTGTTCTCCAGTTTAGACAGCTCGATCCGGGCGGCCACCTGGTTGTGCTCGTCCCGGTAGGTTCCGATGCCGGGAATGCTCGGGCTGGGTACGGCGCCGTCGTCCTTGAGCCTGAGGGCGGTCTCCGGGTCGTTCCGGTAAACGTACCACACACCATACGGGAAGGGCGCCGACCATTGGGCGTATGGGTGGAATCTTGATTGAGCCCACAGAGGCCCCATCCCGTTCAGGGCCAGTTGGCACTTCTTGTCGAATCGGCTGTAAAGATTGTTCAGGTTGTAGGCCGTGAACATCTTGTCGAGCCTGCCAGTGGCGTAGGGCATGATCAGTAGAACCAGGACTCTTCAGCCGTCTGCACCGTGGTCGAGCCCACCGCGGTCTTCAGCGTCGTGCCATTGGCATTCTGCTCGACCCGTTGGCCAGGCCCAGCAACAAGCTGGACCCGGCGCACGGCCTCAATCAGTTGATTGATGGCCCGGGCATGGTCTGCCTTCAGGCCGCGCTCCGACAGCTTGGATGGCAGTTGTAAAGGCATGGTTTACAGCTCGCAGAACTGGGCGAAGATCTTCACCGGGCTGTTCGAGGCTTTGACGTACATCGTCGCATCGACCCAGGGGATCAGGATGAACTGCCCGGCCGGGATCTGGAACGAGTAGGGCGAGGAAGGCCCGATGGAGACCGGGTTGACCAGATCTAGGTTGACCACCAGCAGCCGGTAGGGTGTGGCCAGGTCGGCGGTAAGATCCAAGGCCTCGTCGGTGGTTCCGACCACCTGGGTCTGCTGGCCCATATCGGTGCCGGTCATGTTGGCCACCGTGCTGTACGATTGTGAATTGATCACGGCGCCGCCCTTGGAGGCGTACAGCCGCGCGGACATCTCGACTTCGTTGGCCATGGTGTTGGTCCTTTAGATCTCGCAGAAAGTAGCCTGGACGGTCACCGCGGAGGTGTTGGCCAGGAGGTACAGGGTGGCGCTGACGTAGGGGATCAGCAGGGTCTCGCCGGCCGGGATCCGCATTGTGTAGGTGCCGGAGACAAAACCCAGCTCGACGTAGTTGGTGTTATCCAGGTTGCTGATCAGCAGCTTGTAGGGGCTGGTGACGTCGACCGGCACGTCGAGAGCCTCGACGGTCAGGCCGATCACCTGAGTCTGAGAGCCCATATCGGTGCCGACCATGGTGGCGCTCTTGGTGTAGGTTACTGAGGGCAGGTAGGCTCCGTTCTTGGAAGCGTACAGCCGGGCGGTCATTTGGATTTCGTCTGCCATAGAGGTGTGTCAGTTAAGGTTAGATGAAGGGATAGACCAAGGTGTCGTAGGGGGCAAAAGTCCAAGCGATCACCTGTTCGACCTGGTTGGTCTTGGTGATCAGGCTGGTCGAGTAGTTTGTCTGCTTCCATCCCCAGGCTGTACCGACCGGGGCAACCACCTGGCCGGTGGCTGAGTCAATCGGTGTAGGAGGAAGCATCGAGACCACCGAGAACGGCAGATTCCAGGCTATTGCAAATGATTCCCTGGTGTAGACCGGAGGAATGCCGTTAGGAACTTGAGGCAGCCCGAGGTTGCCGCTGAAGGTTGCGATCCTGGTCAGACTGACTCGGGCCGTCGGGAAGGTGTCCTGGCCGCGGTAAAGCATCTGCCAGACCTTCTGTGCCAATGGCAGGGTCGAGATGTTGCTCTCCTGAATACCTGGCAGCCTCTCACCGTTCTTGATAGCTGTCTCGATGATGTAGCGATAGAGGGCGGGGTTGCCTGTCGAGTTGGCCTCTTTGTCGACAGCAGGCAAAGCGAACACCGACACATCGAGGTAATCGGTGCGAAACTCGTATCGGATGTCGGCGATCTCACCCACCTGCGGGGCGGTCTGGTCTTGAATCGGAACACCTGGGTCGAATGAGGTGCCGCCGATGGTGACGGTGGCCTCGGAATAGGGGCCGTCCTCTCTGATGCTGTATTTGGCGCCCAGGGCCACCCATTGGGCCGAGGCGATTCGGAGGGTGTCCTTGTCACCTCGGAAGACCAGTTGAACCACCCGACCGCTGCCGTTGTTATCGTAGGCACGACTGACCTCGATGTAGTCAGTTGCTACAGGATACGGAATTGGTAGCCCTTGAATTGTTGCCATGTTATTCCTGCACAGCTTGAGCTGTTCTGCCGGTGTTTACTCGAACCGCCCTGGTCTCGTTGGTCTGGATCTTGATCTGGCCCACAAGGCTGTTCACCCAGCCCGGGGCGGCCGGCTCAGTGAACATTGAGATCTCTTTTTTAACTCTGGCGTCGACAGTGCCAAGTCTTCCTTGATTTACCAAAGGTAAAGCCTCGAACTTTTTGTCAGCCTCTGCGTTCATGTACAATGCAGGAATAGCAGCGGCCTGTATGTTTCTAAGGTATTCAGGAAGTCCACCACCTCTGTTCATAATATCAAGAAGTGATGTGAGGTTTTCTGTGTATGTTTCAAGAAAAGACACTTCTGGTGCTGCCGCAACTGTTGCTTGCCTTTTCAATTCATCAATTCTGTCCGCCAGTCGCCCGATGGCATCAATTTCCTCCTTGTTTATCAGCTTAATCTCACCTTGCTCTGATAGTTTAGATATTGCACCGGCAGCCTTAAATGCTTTTTCTCCAAGGATACCAATCAAGGCTGCTTGTGTTTGAGCACTTTTGCCGGCGTTTTCATGAGATTCAGCCATCCTTCTGATGATCTCAATATTTGAAACACTGTTCTTGTTGAGTTCTGAAACATCTAATCCTAATGCTCTAAAGTATTCCCGGGCTTTGCCGCCCTCTTCAATAGCCTTCAGGCGCTCCTGGCTGACCGCGGTGATGGACTTGGCCATAGCCTCGAAGGAAACACCTGTCTGGCCTGCCAGCACCTGGAGGCGCTGCACGTCGTCTGTGCTGATGTTGAGCTGCTCCGACAGGTCACCAATGGCATCGGCTGTCTCGATCACCTTCGAGGCAAAGGCACCGATGGCAGCCACCGACAGGGCGCCACCGAGTTGAGCCCCGACGCTCGACCGAAACTTGTCGGTCATGCTGGTGGCTCGTTTGAGGCCGCCCTCGAATGAACTGCCATCGAGACCCAGCTTTGCAATGAGTGAGAAGATGGCCATATCAGTTCCTGATTGTCTGGTGTTCTTGAGCGTAGCGCCAGAGGGCATCCTGCTCATTGCTCCACAGCTCGACCTGGCCGTTCATCTCGGCGTGCGTTAGGAACAGCCTTTCTGCATCAATGACAGGCATGTTGATCACCGTAATCTCGTCAAAGCCGATGCTGACCAGGCCGACCAAGATCCGTTCCGGCCAAGGCATGGTTGCCGAACGCTGGCCAGATCCAGGACGGCGCAACACCTCTGGGCAGTCTGACTGGTTGGCAATCCATTCCTGAACCGATTGGCATTCTTTGATCAGGTCGGCCTTCTTGACCTTCTGGCGCATGATCCGCAGCGGCAACCACCGCAGCCAGGAGCGCATGGTCTTGACCGATTCATAGATCGGTTGGCTGCAAACCACAGCCACCTCGACCAGATCCTGAGCGGACGGGCTGCCACCACAGACGAACGGTGAACCCATCCGGTGCAATAGCAGGGCATGGCCGACGCTAAACGGCACCAGCCGGAGCCCCATCACAATCGGACAAGGCTTCGACGTAGCGGTTAGAATGTCGGCGAGGCTGGTCACACGTTCAGGGCAATGGCGGCGCCGGCAGTCAGGTTCTTGTATTTCTTGACCGTGATCGAGACCATAGCCTTGCCGGTCTGGGTCATCTTGACTGATCCGCCTCCGGCATAGATAAACCGGCCACCCATCAGAACGTCCTCGGTGTTGAGCACGTCACCATATCCCATCATGGCGATGATCGGAGCACCAGAGATCCGGACCGTCCCGTTGACCGGAGCCAACGAGCAGAACGCCAGGGCGGCAGCAGCAGTGGCACCAGAGGGAATCAGGTTAAGGTTGAGAACCACGCGCTCGTTGTAGCCGATGTGGCCAACAACCTCACCAGCGCTATTCCGAACCTCTTCGGTGTCGGCCTCGTGAGTGATGTCGTAACTCTCAATCGAGGTGAGCCCTGTGAAAACGGCGGTCGAGTTGTTAGTCTGGAACATGGTCACCGTCGCCGGCGATCCAAACTGGTATGCGAGTCCTTGTGAATTGGCCATAGATGTCTTGGGTTAGAGGGTTGCGCTGCAGTAAAGGGTGAATGTCCTGGTGAACGTCCTGGACCGATTAGAGATTGAGGCTGCCCCAAAGTCCAGAGGGGCGGCAAACTGGGCCGTAAACGGGCCTCTGGCGTCGTTTGATGGCGCATCCAGGGTAGAGGCCCCGGCGTCGTCAAAGAGCGGCAGGATCCGATTGTCGAGCACCTGGACGGTGGTCAGGACATCAGCCTCGTCGGTGTCGTCTGCCGAGAGTTGCAGCTCGACGGCGATCTCCAGCTCACAGGTCAGGTCGGTGCGTTGGACAGGCCTGGCCGAGTTGGTCGAGACCACCAGGCGCGGGAAGTTGGGCATGACGTCCTGCTCGTCCGGGTCGTCGTACAGGCCGCGGCTGTAGGATGTCAGGCAGGTGGGCGTGCCGGCGCCGGAGGTCGACCAGTCGGCGGCTGCCAGGTAGTCGGCCACTGCCTTCTCTGCTCTTAGGGCGACGGCGTTCATTTGATCGCGATTCCGTTATCTTCGAGCACCTTGCCGTTTTGCAGCATGGCCTCGGTCATGTGATTGGTCAGCTCGGCCAGCTCGTCGTCCATGGCTTTCTGCATGGCCTGGTTGTAGATCATGGCCACCCGGTTGTACTGGTTGTCAGCCACACCGGCAGTCATGACCACCGAGGCCGTTGGGTTGAATCCTGGTGTGGCCTGGATGCCTCGGGCCTTGGTGCCCTTGTGCACCGCCACATTCTCCTCTGGCAGGCCGTATTGGTTGGCCAATGAGACAAGGGCGGCGTTGGTCTTCTTGGGCGCCTTGTAGCCTGCAGGCTTCGACAGAGGCTTCCATTTCGGGCTTTGAAACTGGGTGAAGCCCTTGTTGTAGATCCGGATGATCTTCACCACACCAGAACGGAGATAACCGACTGAGCCGATAGCCTTCCGCATCAGGGCCGATGCTGCTGCCTTCATCTCCTCGCCGTACAGGCCGCGGCGGCCGGCCTTGGCTTCCTTTGACTGGGCGATCAGATGCACCCGGCGAAGCAGGCGGGACTTGCCGATGCGTTTGCCGGTCTTCTTGGACTTCCGATTAATGTTTCCCAGCGGCGTGCCGAGGTAGTCGGAGATCCGGCGCCGTTCTTGGCCTGGGCTCTTGGGCGGCACCAGAACGAACAGTCGGACCATCAGGTAAAAGAACCGGGAGTTGACTGCCTTGTGAAGGTCGCGGCTCGTCTGCAGCAGGTAGGCCTTCATTGCAGCGTCGAACTTGCTGCTGTCGACCGTCATGTTAACGACAGGCCTCACCGGGTTTTGGCTCCTAGTTCGAGGCTATAGTAGGCGCCGGAGGCATCGACCCGGCAGGACAGGATCCGCAGGGTGCGTCCCTGGTAGACCAGCGTGCGACCGACCACGGGCCTGGGTTTGCAGAAGGTCAGGGCGATGCGGTCGGTGTTTTCCTGGAGCAGATAGTAGCCGTCCTCCTTGAGCAGCCGGGAGAACTCGGTGCCCTGGTCGAGGGTGTACAGCGTGGTGTCCATTGTGACCAGGGTGCTGTCCCAGGTCTTCCAGTCGGAGAACTTGACCAGGATCCGGGATGTCACGTTGTCCTGGAAGCCACCAGGCACCGGGGTGTTGGCATCGGTGACCATGGCCGGGATGCACCGGATCGACGAGCCCTCCCAGATGAACATCGGCGCCCCCAGCATCTGCTGGAGCACCGTCATGCCCTGCTGGAGACTGGAGCCGATGATGGTCATTAGGCTGTGAAGTAGGTGCCGGAGATCAGGATACGGCTGGTGGCCTGGATCTGGCTGGCCATGCTGGTGACGTCGCCGGTCTCGTAGTGGTACAGGGCGGCGTAGGATGTACCGCCGACAGCCTTACCGATCACCGCGGTCTTAGCCTGGGCGGTGGCGTTGTCCAGCCAGATAGCCAGGGCGGCGTCGTAGGACACAGGGTCCGGCAGACTGATGCGGAGGTCTCCGGTGGCAGATCCGCTCACCGAGTTCACGGTGATGTCGGCCGTGAATGTGGAGACAAAGCCGATGGACGTGTGCCGCGCGGTGTTGACCGTGTAGCTGTAGGTGCGGCCACCGCCGGAATCGGTCAGCGTAGGCACCCAGGCGGCCGGGGCTGTGTCGATGGGCAGGTTGCCATACAGCTCGTCGAAGTTGTCGTTAATCTTCTGCCCGGCGCCGCGGAGGGTGTCCCCTGTGTTGTCGTTGGCGATGGTGCCGATGTTGATGATTTGCTGGGCCATGGTTATTCCTTCGGGAGAGCGTACCAGCCTTCCGGGATGATCACGCGGTTTCTGCTTTTGAC